GGCCACCATCAGCCTTCTTTTCAAATTGACCTTTAATTTGCATGGTCGCGAGTCCATCCTTGCCAGAGAAGCCCAATACCTTTTGGGTCTGTTTCATCAATAAATTCATGCCATTGCGCATCATACTCACGCACAAGTTCATTTTGAATAAGTCCTTCAGGGACCAGTTCCTTGATCGCACGCCACAGGTGATTAACATTGGCCTGTTCTACGCCGTGCTTTATCGTAGCCTTTGTGGTCGTTGCATCAGCAATGTCATGAAATGCAACATAATTACCCATATGGCGATAGATACTGAAGTCTTCTAGAGAATTTCTGAATGTATGGTTGGCGTCAATGAAAACAAGATCGTACCGTCCTCCCGTTGGAGCAAGCTTCCCCGCCGCGTCAATTGTACTTGGTGCGTTCGAGAATCCATTAATGAGACTGATGGTATGGTTATACGTATTTCGGCAGTGAGGTATAACGATATCTGTAAGAATTCTTCGGGCGAGTCCATTATCCCCAAGATCGATGAGGGTGATGGCAGAGCCTCTACTAAGGTATTGTGACATATAGTAGAGACTTTCTCCCGCATAAGCGCCAACCTCAAGGTAGGATTGAGTGAACCCGGTGTCGGAAACTCCGATGTATCTATCAAGTGTGTCGAGGTATCGTTGGAACTCTCTAGGGGTTTGTGATTCTTTAACTGGGGCTGATCCAAGAAACTTCTCCCTGAAGTTATAATTAATTTCTTTCATGACTGTTATCCCTCATTGAGGAGCCAGCAAGGCGCTCAATATCGTCTTCGTTACAGATACCGTGCTGCACTTCAATAACTTCCAACGGCTTTGTGTCAGGATTGGATAGCTGATGCCATTCACCCTGCTGTACAGTGACTACCTTGTTGTTGGAATACCAGAACTCCCGGCGCGTAAAATGACGCTGGAGGGATGTGTATCCTCCCGGCTTCATGATGATGCGCTTGACCTTGCACCAAGTGTTCTCAAAGATTACTTCGTAGGAACCCCAGTCACGGTACACGGTTCGACGTGCCGTGTTGGTTGAGGAGTGAAGAAGGTCGGTGGTAGGATTGCCCAAGTTCCAAATACACTCGATACCAAGAGAAGTACAAAGATCCACCTCAGGTGTGTTGGTAGGCTTTCTGTCGCCACCATTGCCGAACATATCAGGACGGTAATCGCTGAGGCCAGTACACACTGTATTATCAGCATCATTAACAGGGACGACATGAGATACACCTTTCAGTGCTTCCAGAATTGCTTTACGTTCTTGCCAATTCTGCATGTAATAGCCCTTCTTTCGAATGAGCCATTCATCAGAGTTAAGCATAATAAGAACGTTTCCATAGTGGAAAGCATTCTTGATCATGTTGATATGTCCGGGGTGGACAGGATCGAACCCCCCGGACAATGCAATGGTTTTAACGGGCTTTGGTGGCAACAATCGTGTAAAAGACGAGTTTAGGATCAGTGCTGGTTCGTTCACTTTCAAGCTCTTCTCGGACAACGAAGCCAACTTCCGTCAGCTTCTTATTCCACCATTCAGACGACTCAATGATCAGGTGAGCATTACGTCCGTCAGGCAGATCTTTATTGGAGGGGCACAGGGCAATCCGAAGGAAGTACACGTTTGCCAGATTGTAGATTTCCTTCAGCACATTATCAAGATACTCAGGTTCGATGTGCTCAAGAACATCAGAGCACACCAGACCTTCGTAATGCGCTTCAAGCACTTCACGATCTGAATAAACAGTGTTGCCGGGATCCCAGCCCACCATCTTCTTGTAATTATACTTATGTTGAAGCTGCATAGCAAGAGTGTTCTTGCCGCAACCATAGTCAATCACAGACTCAAGATGGAAGGGCTTGATGAACTTTTCGTACACAACATCGGCAATCTTCCAACCCTTGGCACCGAAGTTAGGGTTGGTCTTGTGCAAGATCGTATTCATTGCACGGTAGGTTTCGGTAAGATTAGCCATTAATGTTATCCTTCTGCAGCCCCTTGAAATGGATCAGCTTGGCTGAGAGCGGGCTGGTCTCAAACGGCTGTAGACCACCCTTGTGACTGTTGGTCAGGTCAGTATTAAGGTTGCGCACAGTGAAGTCCGCAGCGTCTGTAAAGGTCTTCAGCCGCACAAGAGACGTGAAGACAAACGCATCATGCCATTCACTGAAGTAGAAGAGCTGACCAGAGCCATACATGTTTGCCTGATTCAGGAACAACTCAAGGGTATTGTCATCTGTTGTAGAGACAACAAACCCAGTCTCACCATGACCCCAAGGGGCAGCTCGATCTAGCCATGCTAGGTTAGCATTGCCGAGCCACCCCTTGACATCATCCTCGCCCAGTGGGGCTTTCACCAGCACGTCAGCATCCAACCAAGCAAGCTGCTGAAATGACCTAGTGCCCTCTTGTTGACGAAGAGCCCATGCAGCTTCCGCCATCGCGTAAACCTTGCATGAGAACGGGACAAAATTATGACGATACTCCTGTCCATTTTCAACTTCAGGACGAGGGTGATTACTGAACGTCTTCATGAAATACGCCCAGCCTTCAGACTGGGTATCAAGCAGCTTGTACTTGAATGGCGTGCCGTTCTTGGTCTTAACAGGCAGGCCCTTGGGGAATGAACCCCAGATCCAAACTTCAATCTCGGACCCCATGCCAAGGAGCAAGTTGTCTGCCCAAGTGGCAAACGTTTCCTTGGCGTAGCGATCCCACAGGTCCTTACTCAGTGATGTAACAATCTTCGTTGCCATGTTAGGAAATCAACCTCAAGACAGAAGTGTCAGTACGGGCTTTTTCAAGCACGGTCTGAAGTGTCTGCCACAGGTACTGGTCCTCATAGTTACGTGTTTCAGTAGTGAGGAACGTACCTTCTGTGTAATGCACTGCACCAATGTTATGCTGCTGAACACGCGACTCCGAATGTGTCGGAATGTAGTTCCAACGCTCTGGGATGTCACCAATGTACTTGTCTGGAATCCAGCTAAACTGATGAAGCCACGAACCAGACTTCTCATTGACCTCACGAAGGGTGGGGAAGTACCCAGCAAACTTCATATTAAAGATCATGAGGGAAGACCACAGCTTGCGGTTATAATCTGCCTGTGGCTGACGATCCATCTTAGTGCCGCCCGGGGCTGTGTAGTTGTGCTTAACAACGCTGACTGGCTTTGTATTAAAGTCAGACTCTTCAATCATCTTGGTAGGGCTTTCCCTGAAAATGAAGTCACTGTCCACAAAGACAGCAGGATCACTGTTCTTGTATCCAAAGATTGTATCCACCATCATCGGGACAAGGAACCGGGTAAAGGCAAAGTTGGTAGAGAATGGGCGTCCATCCATCTTGTCAATGGTAACGCCATCAGCGCGGGTAATCCACTCACGGATGAACATACCGCTCTGGCGCAGCAGCCTGTGACACACGGGAATGACCCGAACATCTTCGTCTTTCGACACGTCATAGATAGACTGGCGACAAGCCTTGAACGCTAGGTCCTGACGCTCGTCATACCCCACAAATACATAAACAGTCATGTAAGTTAATTATCCTTCGTAGGTAACGGTACTCTTGATGTTGTAAGACTTTTCAAGCTGCGCTTGGATGTACTGGATGGCTTTCTTCAAGTCTGTTGGACCGTTCTTGACTTTGTGGCGACTGATGTACTTCAAAGCATTACCATCATACCAATCAAAGCCGTTCTTGTCAATATATTCGGAGGGCTGAATTGCAAACTTCCTGTAGTGATCACCGCCAACTTGTGTGTCCCACGCCGTCTTAACATCAACGGCTGCAGGTAGTGCGGGACCAAATTGGTCATGAATATAGATAAAATCACCAATAGGTTTGCTCATTGTTTGAATTTATACTCCTCAAGTGCGTTGATGTTGACCACAAGAATCTTGATGCTATCCACGACAGTTTGAATGTCGGTTGCCAGAGCATCAACGGCCTCCTTAGTGGGCTCCCGTTTGAGAGCCTTTGTAAGGAGACCAAGTTGATGTGTCAGGTGAATAGCTTCTTTCTTCCACTTATCGTCGTACCATTCTTTGTAGGCTGATTTAGCCACAGCTTCGTTCTCCGGTATTCGGGTCACGGTAACAAGCAATCGGAGCGTCTTCGCCATCTGGTTCCTTGTCCTCCGCTACTGGCTTGGCAGTGAGAATTCCCATTCTCTTACCACCAACATTAAACGTACTCAAGCCCTTGGCACCACCCTTCCAAGCCTTGTAATACAGGTCTTTGAACTCCTGCCAAGGCATCTTGGGGTTGACGTTACAGGTCTTGGAGACTGCGCTGTCTACATACTTCTGGGCAGTGAGTAGCACATTCAGATGCTCTTCTGCTGTGCATTCATCTGCTGTCTTCCCGATAACACCATACTCACGGTATGCATAGTCCGTGAAGTCCTCGGTAATCTGTCCATTCACTGTATTGATCTTGCGCTCATACGAATGTGAGAACACAGGTTCAATACCACTCGACACATTATCAGCACAAATGCTGATGGTACCAGTTGGGGCAATGCTAATCAGGTGACTGTTCCTGATGCCATAGCGCTTAATGTCCCAACGAAGTTCCTCGCTCAAGCCCTTGATGTGTTCGCCCTGCAGGAACTTCTCTGCATCGAACAAGGGAAACGCGCCTTTTTCACGAGCCAACTGCACGGAGGTCTCGTAGGCGCACGTCTGAAGATTGCCGAGGATCGCCCTGAGTAGCAACAGGGACTTATGTGATCCATACGACCAACCAAGGATTTCGCTGACGTTGGCAAAGCCTGTAATACCGAGGCCCATACGTCGCTTACTCTTGGCTTCATCTTCCTGAGCGGGAAGGGGGTAAAGAGAAATGTCTACAACGTTGTCCATCCCACGCACGACAATACGGATGTCCTGAATGAAACCAGACCAGTTGAAACACAACTCATTGAACATATCCCGGTGAAGGTATTTCACCAGATTGAATGACCCAAGCAGACAGGCTCCGTTCGGGGGGAGTGGCTGTTCACTACAAGGGTTAGTGGCTTTAATGTCTTCACAATACCAAAGGTTGTTGGTCTTGTTGATCTGATCAAAGAAGATAACACCCGGTTCAGCGTAGTCCCATGTGGACTTCATGATTTCTTCCCAAAGGAACTTGGGGTCAATCTCGTCATACACGCGACCACCAAACTTCAACTGGAAGGGCGTACCTGTTTCAAGGCATTGCATGAACTCGTCAGTGATGCCTACCGAAATGTTAAAGGCAGTCAGGTCTGTCGTGTTCTGTTTAGCGCGGACAAAATCCAAGATGTCAGGGTGGTCAACTGGCAGGATTCCCATCTGCGCACCCCTACGGTGACCTGCAGAAGAAACAGTCTTGCACACTGCATCATAAATATGCATGAATGAAAGAGGCCCACTAGCTACGCTCCCCAGTGAATTAATGGTATCGCCACGTGGACGAATAGTCCCAAAATTATAGCCAACGCCCCCGCCTCGGCGCATAGTTTCAGCAGCTTCCGTGGCTCGGTCCATAATTCCTCCCGGACCAGTAAAATTATCACCAATGTCCCCGGAAACAAAGCAATTATAAAGAGTAACAGCCTTATCAGTTCCAGCACCTGTTTGTATCCTTCCTGCGGGGAGAAACCTCTGGTTAAGGAGGACATCCTCAAGTTGATGTTGATGTGACGGATTGTCGCTGATAGCCTTAGCTACGCGACGGGCAGAATCTTCAAAAGATTCCCCGGGGAGACGATACTTTTCTTGGTGAATTTGCTGGGAGATGCGGAGTTTTGGGCCGTAGGAATTGAACATAGCAGAGGGAACCTTTGCACATAGAGGTAGTCTGTTGGGGTGGAACCTTTGATTATACACTAGGGGTCAAAGGCTCTTCACTACGGCAAAAGGTCTCGTTAAACTACGGGATCAGCAAATTCAAGTTTTCCCGTTGTAATGTTGTTAATTATGTTAGAGCGCAGGCTATACACCTTTGAGCCCCAGTTATCTACATCAATCTTGACACTGAACTTAATTCGATCAGTAGGGATGTCATTGCGGGTATAGAACTCACGAATCTTATCCATGAGCTTACGATTGGACTTAAGGTCACTCAAGTAGTCAGTCATAGTTGTATGTTATTGTCCCGCAGCTTCCTACAAATGCCTTCGAATTGCATGATCCTGTCATGGGTCAATTCTGGATCAAGAAATGCCAACGCGCATTCCTGACCTTGACCGCTCAACTGTTCATCAACAAATCGTTTGGCATCATAGTACTGATAGAAATTACGCTTCACCATATGGTGTTCAATAATGTCTTTTAAGTTCTGGTCGATTACTGCACGCCACAGAAGTACCTGACCTTCCAATTCCTTTGCCGGGGCAGAATCCATAGGTAGATTCACAAAGAATCCATTATAAAGAATCTTCCGTAGACGGATGGTGTACTTGCGAAAGCCCCTATCCTTGGGCGGCTTTCTTTTCTTTGCGGGCTCGCTTCTTGGCTTCTTTGAACTCATCTATCCATTCTTGTGGCAGACTAATCCCCACATGAAATGGGAACCCGTGCAGCCTAGCCCAGTCTGAATAGCGCTTTTTAATCTTAGTCTTCTTTGAACTCAGAATGTTGTCTGCCTGAAAGACTATGCGAAGGTCAATACCTGGGTTAGTAGCTTTGACTGCAAGCAGCTTCTTTCTATCTTTCCCCGAGAAGTACCCCTTGAATTCAATGTAGGTTTCGGTGCCCACTTTGAAATCAGGGAGGTACTTCTTGGTGACGGCAGGCATTTCATAAGGCAGCTTCTCATATTCGTATTTGAATACGATGCTGTTGTCCTTAAGGACCTTTGCAAACTTTTCTTCAGCTTGTGATCTGTAGCTAGGTTTACTCATTCGTACATAGTATCAAAGCTGAGACGCAGTGTCAATAACCTTTTTGCCAGAAAAAATATTGTCACAATTCTCAAAGGAAATGCCTTTATCTGTGCAGAAAATTATGAATTTCTCGCGTTCTTGAGATCTTGTGTATATTTCTGCATAACCACATCCCACGTTAAACATGGCAAATGACCATATAAAAACCATGAAGCCTACAAAAAGAGCAGGACCTAAAGTGTCGTTCATATAAGAGTTTCCATCAGGTTTAAGAAGGTCATGACATCAACTTCTCCCTAAGGAAATCAACACCAACAGAAGCCCAGAACACCAGACCTACGACAACCAACCAAGCAATGATTGAGCCAGTAAAATTGACAAGGTACTCTGGTTGAATACCTTTTGACTTGTCAGATGCATTGAGTGTGTTGTACAGCATGAGCCAGTACATAAACAAAATGAGCATAGTGAATGTGTTCATATTACAGGACATCCCAAAGACGCTGCCAAACAGCAGTAACTGTATCAATTTCTGACTCAGAAAGAACAGCAAGTTGTTCTTGTGTCAAATCTCTTGTACAGAAACGGTAACCTTCATCACGAAGAACGGTTGTAATATCGTTCGTAATACGATCAGGATTCCCATCTGTGGATGAAAAATACCCAAGTTCTTCAATGATTTCATTACGAATAACGTCGCGAAAACTAATCATAAACTTCCTCCTCTGTCTTTTTGCCCTGTGGGTCTTTAACTAGTCTTGTGAAGTACGTGGCCCCATCGGCATACTGGTGCTTGAAAAGGCCCTTACCGTCATTTGCATCAGCCCAGCATTGATCCCGAAAGTCGCAGAAGGTGCATAGTTTGTGCAGGACGTAGTTGCCACTCTTGCCACGGGGGACATCTGGGTAACACTTACCCTCGGGTGGATGGTCATGCTCAAGGATGTGGTTGGCTTCTTCGATTTTGGCTTCGACATCAGGGACGTCAAAATCCTTGTCAAGAACGTTGACAACAATCTCTCCATTCTCTTTGTTAATGACGACAAAAGCACCCTTATCATCTCCTCCAGCCTTCATGTACAGGCCGATCTGATACTTGTAGCCAAAGGGATCAGAGTCTTCATCCCCAATCAGGAACTCACCTTTGGCAAACTTCTTGAACGAGAAGGATGATGCACTCTTTACGTCAACGGTGACGCCATCAATACGTCCATCCTTCTTGCCAGATACGTTACCCACGGATACACGTTTCTGCTGTTCAGTTACGTTATGACCCGCCTCTTCCGCGAAGAGCATGACCAGACTCTCCAATATATGTCCATATAGGAATCGTATGCGGTCACTGGCCGAAAGCTTGACGGGCTCTCCGTGGACTGAGAACCAGAGGCGGCGAGGAGGGAGCCCGAAGCTGGAGGCGTAGAGTTTTCCATTCTTTTTGTCGTTTCTACGCCGCTCATCGTGCTTCCCTCCGTTGAAGTTCTCCCGCAGAAGATCCTTCATTGCCTCCCCAAAAACCTGAATACCGTCTTCCGAAATCTCAAACGCTGGGTCTTCCAGCATTTTGTAGATGTCAGTCACCAACGTTTGAAATTTCGCCATTCGGTACTCTATCCTTTAAATCTCGTCATCCGACGATTCAACTTCATCAACACTGAAACCATCCTCTTCTGACTCAAGGAAACCACTGTTGTTACCTTCATAACGAACAAGCTTGGTCACCATGACTTCCTGAAGAATTGCAGTAACGTCACCTTCACCATATTCAAATGGCAGGAACCGCACCTTAACTCGCGACCCATTACCAATGAGAATACTGGGCGGAATGGCGTTACGCTTGGAGTCCATGACGCGGGGGCCATTGCGACCTTCCTTGACCTTGGCCTTGATCGAGATGTACGGGAACTCAAACTTATCCGTAGCATCCTTGACCTTCAGACCAAGACTCTCAGCAAACTTAAGCTGCGTCTTGTCATCCAACATGACTTCAATCTTGTACGCAGGTCCAATCTTGTACTTGGGGTTGCCCTTATCGGGCTGATGAAGGAACGCATACATAGCAATGCCTTCAATCACTTCATACTGGACCTGCTGCTTCGACTTCTGCTCCGGTTCTGCCTTCTTCGCAGGGGCATTTGCTTTTACAGCAGTCTTTTCATACGATTTAGCCATCAATTAAACATCCTTTCGCAAACTATCCAGAGCGTCCGCCATGGACGAGTAGATATATGTCATGACCTGCTGAACAGGATTCTGTCCTGCTGCCTGAATGATGTAGATCTTTGAAACAACCACACCATTTTCCACAGCGTCAGCCTTGAATCCCATCATGGCCTTCTTCACAGTCCCCGGGGGAACCAACAATGCATCAGTCGACATTTACTCTCCTCTTTTATTAGTGGACCTGCGCCCACGAAGTCCCAATCTTGTAACCGCCAGTTAAGGGACACAAACTGCCCAGCTCCACACCCGCGTTCTCAATTG